AAATTTTCATTCTGTAAGACAACATTGTTAGAATCAACAAATAATTTACCTTCGTTGCTTGTTCCAAAAGTTATGCCTTGGTTATTTTGAATAGCCAACGTGCCAGTCATTGTTTCGTTTACATTGTCAAGTAGATAGTTAGAAGCTGGTGTACCTGCAAGTTCTAGTGCGTTTTGTGCAGTGGCGTGTAGCCTAAATGTTGTTGAATCTGTTGGTGTATATAATGTAAGTCCTTGTTTTAAAGTGCTTGAACTAAATCCAGTTGGTGTTGAAATCAACGTCCTGTCTGTAGTTGTTAAAATACCTACTCTTGTTCCATCGAGATACAATCCTAATACGTTTGCTGTGGTGCTGTCACTAAGTGTTTCATTGTCTACTCTAAATCCAGATATGCCATCAGCAGTGCTGTATATCGGGCCTATAAGATCCCAATCTGTGCCATCATACATGTACAGTTGATCTGTTGTTGTGTTATTCCAAAATGCACCAGATTCATAAGAACCAGTTGGCTGTGATGCAGAGTTAGTGGTGTTGTTGATGCCTACAAAATTAGATCCGTTGTAAATTTTTAATTGTAACGTAGTAACATCAAACCATAACTCTCCTCTCAAAGGATTACTTGGCGCTGATGTACTTGCACTGTTTTCTAATAGTTTTACTAAGTTTTCATTAAACGGCTCTCCATATGATTGATAGTTTCGTCCAATTAATTGTAAACTTGTATCACTGTTTAAAGCACCGTCTTCTACAGTTGCTACTATTGATCCATCTGTTTTATTAATAACGTATGCCATTATCCTGAACTCACTTTCAATGTGCCTGAATCATTGTATAATTGTCCTGCATTGCCAGGATCACTTGTTGGTAAATTTGCCAACATGACCACAGTGCCTGTCACAGTAAGTCCATCTGCTACTGTAACCTGTGCAGAATCAGTTGAATTTATTTCATTTACTTGCACCGTTCCAACACTTAATATTTCATGTATACTTACTCTGTCTGTGATTTGTATTTGAGTTGAATCAGAAGATTTTATTTCATTAGTATCTATTGTGGTTGCTGTGACTGTTCCTTGCACACTCATAGAATCTTTGACAATAATTTCAGTGCTATCTGAAGATTCTAAACTGTTTACAATTTGATCCTCATCAGCAGTGATAGTTAAAACATCGCCACTTACAGCAGTGGAAATTCCTGTACCTCCAGCAATTTGAAAATCTTGACCTAAATTAATAGCAGTGCCGGTTGAATCATCACCTACAATAGTAATATTGCTTTCTCCATTTTCAGTTGTAGCAAGAGCTAAGAATGCTAATGACGAGTCACCACCTCTGTTAACTTTAAGTTGCGAATTTGTTGTGTCATACCAAAGCTCTCCTTCTAATGGATTGCCTGGAGCAGTTGTGCCTGCAGAATTTTCTAAAAGTTTTATAAAGTTTTCATTTACTAATTCGCCATAGTTTTGATACTGTCTACCTGGCAAAGACACAGTGGTTGTTGAATCGACCACACCATCATTTATTGTTGTTAATATTGTTCCGCGTGTGTTGTTAATTGTGTACATATGTTATACATCCACAAAATTAGTCAAACTTTGTATCCTGATTGTGTAGTCTATTTGTATCAATCTGTTTAATGATTTTTGCACTGGGTGAAATATGACGTGAGTCAATAAATTACCTTCACCTGCTGATCCTTCCCATGAAAACAATCCTATTTCATCAAACACAAATGTATCATTCAAAGTTGTTGTGTTATCAAAAGCACTTTGTCCAGCTGGCTCACCAAAATCTAATAATGCTGTAACAATTACATCTGTGTATGTGGTACCATTTGTGTGTGCTGTTGTAATTTTGTTTCTTGAAGCATCTAAATTTAATGACGAAGTATCATTTATACTTTTAGAATATGTTTTGTTGTAAAGATTAGCATTGTCCCCAGATGAATTTGGTGTCAAATATGTGATTGTGCCTGTAGCATCTACAGTTGTACCACCATTTCCAAAATGCATTTCTTCTATGAATCCTGTAGTTCTGTTAGATATAGACTTTGCTAGTGCAACTGAAAAATTTTCATAATGTATTGCGTTCTTTTTGTCTACGTAGACAGTGCCTGATTCAGGGTCGAATATTTTGATGTAACCTTCAATGTTAAGTCCTTGTTTTTCGTCAGGTTTTTTCACTGTATCGTCCTTTTTTTGCATCGTATTGTCAGCTTGATCTGTCATGTGCTCTGTTATTTATAGTTATAAATAACTGCATATGGCAACTCAGGTACAATTTAGACGTGGCACAACAAACGACCACAATTCATTTGTAGGAGCCTCAGGAGAGGTTACTGTAGATACTGATCTTAACACAATCAGAGTGCATGATGGCGCCACAACAGGCGGTACAAGAATTGCTACATTTAGTGAACTTACGGCAACCACACACTCATTTTCAGATGCGTCATCAAACAGTTTAACAGTGACGCCAGGAACATCTGACATTAAGTTTTTAGGTGGTACAAGTTTAACATCAGCAGTAACAGGTGATACAATTACATTTAATTTAGATAACCAAATTACAGTTAATGAGATATCATCCACAGACTCGACAGGCATAACAATCAAAGACGATTTACTTTTAGCAGGTACATTACGAGCAGAAGATTCTGCAACTATTAGTATAGATGGAGGATTAAGCGTATCAGGAGCATTTACTATTGACACAATCACTACAAATGTTTTAACAAGCAGTGACTCAACAGGTATTACAATAAATGATGATTTATTGTTGGCGGGAACTTTACGTGCAGAAGACTCTGCCACACTTAATGTTGATGGAAGTTTAGAAGTTTCAGGAACAATAACTGCTAATGGCACTACTATCGGTGGTGATACAATTAATGTAAACGTATTGCAATCATCCGATTCGACAGGAATTACAATAGCAGATGATCTATTGTTAGCCGGAACTTTAAGAGCAGAAGATTCAACCACAATCGCTATTGATGGAGCTGTTGAAGCAAGTGGTGTAGTAACAGCAAGTGGATTTACAATAGGTGATGCTGAGATAGTTGAGGCAGAACTAGAAACGATAGATGGCGTCACAGCAGGCACAGTTGCGGCATCCAAAGCAGTAGTTGTTGATTCAAACAAAGACATAGGTGATTTTAGAAACGTAACAGCCACTGGTTCATTTATTATTGGATCAGCTGACATGAATGAAACTGATCTAGAAAAACTAGATGGAATAACAAATGGAACAATAGCGGCCAACAAAGCAGTTGTTGTTAATGCTGACAAAGATGCTAGTGAATTTAGAAACTTGAATGCATCAGGCACAATCACTTGCGGAGTGCTTGATGTTCGAGAAATAGAGTCAACAGACTCAACAAATATTGTAGTAAATGAAGGCTTAGAAGTATTAGGATCATTACAAGTTAATGAGATTACATCAGTAGATTCAAGTGAGGTTACAATTACAAACATAAGAACACAGGTATTGTCCGCACATGATTCAACAGAGATACTTGTAAATGATGCTTTACGTGTGTCAGGACTGATTACAGGAACTGCAACATCAGCACAATACGCTGACTTGGCAGAGCGTTATGATGCAGACATGGCATATGAAATTGGTACAGTGTTAGTGTTTGGTGGAACAAAAGAAGTTACAAAGTCAACCACTGCAAATGACACTAAAATAGCAGGAGTTGTATCCGACAAACCTGCGTATCTAATGAACGCTGATCAGGAAGGCCCTGCTGTGGCTCTTAAAGGAAAAATACAATGTATGGTTACAGGACCGGTCAACAAAGGCGACCTTCTTGTTACTTCTAACACAGACGGTCATGCAATGGCAAACAATGATGCCAATCCAAATGCAGTAATTGGTAGATCAATGGTAGACGATCTACTAACACATTCTCGCTTAGTTTTTATTCAGGTTTAAACTAAAATTAAATCAATATTAGTTGTTTCTTCTTTAAGGAATTTTGCTTGGGCCGTATTAGATTGTTGTAAACCTAAGCCATCTGCCGCTGTGCTTGAATCATCTGCTGTGCCAGCTGTGTACCATATAGATCCAGTTTTAAGATATATTCTAACAAATACGCCTGACGCTGGAGCAGTGTCAAACTGTATGCCTTGACTCGAATCACCCCCAAGTGAATATGCAGTTGTCGTTTCGCCACCAACCTCAACTACTAATTGATTTTTATCACTTGGGGTGAACGTTGTTCCGAAGAACACTGTTGAACCATCGCCAGTATGACGATTCATTGTCGTCGTATCTTCATATGGTATTTCTTGAATTTTAGATGCATCAACTACACGGGTGCCACCAACATGAGTTTGAACGCCAGTTCCTAATGTACCTCTAAACAATCTTTTCAGAGTGTTGCCATCTTTTTCGAAGTACGCAATCCTTTCTTTACCAATGAATATTACGCCAGGGACATTGTTTGCAATATCTGGTGTAGGTAACACACTTGTATTGCTAACCTGTATCTCAGTGTCGTTGACATTTAAAGTTTGTGTCAACACTGTAGAATGTGTTTCACTTATTCTTCTATAATGATATCTGTTCAAAATATCTTTAAATATTCTGTATCCTATTGCATTTTGACTGATAGTATTTTCTGCCAAATAATGGACTGTGACAACATCAGTTGTACTTGGAGCTATTCTAGGAATAATAACTTTGTTGCCTTCAACTCTAAAATCTATATTGGCTGTTAGATAATTTTTGTTCAGTGCCACAAACACATAATCAGAATTAGTAGGAACAAAATCTAACACGTATGTTTTTTCCGAAATGTCTGCTATTGATGCATCATTTACAATCGATCCACGATCTATAATTGATGTAGCGGCACTTGTGATTGCTCCAAGATCAATAAATGTGCCAGGAACAATAGGTGTTGTGGACGAATCATCTGTGCTTGAATCTCCTAATGCAACTGCACCATAGTCGACTTCATTGAACACTAAAGCACCTGTTGAAGCTTTGAACACCTGTGTACGCATACCCATTTGATCATGATTATTAAAGGTTGTAACAAATATTTTTTCATTGTGTATTGTGCTACCATCTGGCCAATTGTTGTATAATCTTAATTGCCCTTGCTCATTGACAGTGTAATCCATCCCCACTTTCATCACAATAGCTATTGCATCACCTGATGCTGGTGCTGTTGAAAAATTTATTTGACTTTTTAGTTCTGCGGTAGTTTCCAACTGGTATGTTGCTGGAGATTGTTTGACTCCATTCAAATACACTTCTGTATTTGCCACAGTTGCCAATTCGCTGTCTTGTGGTTCATCCGGCACTAAGAAAATAACAGTTGTACCATCACCTGTATAATATTTTACCTGTGGTGGTTTAAGTCTGTACCTATTTGTGCTTGTTGTGCCTGCAACTCCTTCAACAATAACTTTATGGTGGAAAGGACCAAAAGAACTAGGCAGTGTTGTTAAACTTAGGGTAGTTTCGGAAGAGTCAGTGGCCACAGTGTACTCTGTTGTTTCAACTTCCGAAAATGCTTTTGTACTTGTGTCTAGGTCAAAGAAGTACATATCAATCACAGCATCGTCAGCCGGCGCTGTGCTGAATGTTACTGTGCTGGTTTGTTTACCAACTTCACGTGACAGGGTAATTGCTGTTTTTACTCCATTGACTAACACGTAAGTTTGTTTTATTAAATTGTGTGTTACATTTATGTTGAATGCAACTGTTGAGCCATCGCCTTCACGTGTAATGTTTGCAAGTAAATTGTCAGTCGACACTTGGAAACAAACTATTTTTATAAATGAATTAAGAGGCGGTACAGATGTGAATGTAATTGTTTTATTTTTATAATCGATGGTGTAATCTGTTGTTTGTAATTTGAACTGATCATTTATAAACACCCGTACGCCATCTACCGCTTTTGGCTCTGGAATACTAAATGTAGATGTTGATCCATCACCATAATGGTTCCTTTTTTGTATTATACTTGCTCCGTCCGTAGTCCTTGTGAATATTTTCATATCCATAGTATCATACACACCGCCAGGTAATAATTCTTCAGGCCCGTTTGCCGAATATTCAGAAATGAATGCATCACCAACAACATTAATATCCTCTGCTCTCGTGCCTAAACTTGTTGTGAATGTTTTTGAATCAATCACTGTATCAAGATCAGTAAGATCTTCTGCTGTAAGATCTGGATCACTAGTGTTTTTATCATAATTGGTCATGTCATAGTTTGATTGGTCATAACCTTCACCTGTTGAGAACGTTGGCGATTGAATCCTAACTCCTTTGTATTCTAATCCTGTCATCAATTGTGCATACGCATTAATAACTGTTGAACCATCACCTATTAGTCCAGGCATACCTGTTGTCGGAGAATAGTATGCATGTATTCTGTCAGCCGCGTTCCATAATACAAGAGGATTAAGACTTCCTACCGTGCTACTGTCACCAGATACTGTGGAGTCATCCTGTAGCACATCAGCATCAAATGTTGCTCCTGATTTGAAACTATTTTGCACACGATATATTTCATTTCCAAATCTAATGTTGTCACCTTTAGAATACACAGTGTCTTTTGTCCATGTCTTAATACTTGCTGGGCCTCCCGCCAAGCCATGATTGGAAGCTATTCTGTCAAACTTAATTGTTTCGTTAAGTTTTCTTATTTTAGAATTAGATAACACCGCATGTGCTTTTGCTTCTGTTGTTACAGCTCCACCACCACCATTAATGACCACTGTTGGTGTTTCTATGTATCCAGTGCCTACTGTGGTTACTTGGATTGATGATACAACGCCATCGATGACAACTGCTTTTGCAACTGTGCCACTTCCGCCGCCTCCTGCAACGCTAACGTCTGGCGGAGTTGTATACCCAGCACCACCATCGTCAACCACTATTGAAGCAATTGAATACTTGTAGTTGTCAGAATAAAATTTGTGTGGGTAATTCTCATACACATCATAATAAGTCGAATCGCCTGGGAAGACTTCTGGATTTATATATTCACGTTTAGTAGTGTCCCAATATGTTTGATTATCAAAGTCTGTGAAGTCACCTTCATTAGTGTCGAGTATGCCATATTTGTTAACATCGTCTCTGACTTTTGTAGCAAAAGGTAAAACTTCGTTGAAATATTTCGTTACATTGTCTGAATTATCCAATTCAAATTCAGTGCCAATAGGCATCGACTCAATAATATTGTTTTTCTTCAGGAACGAAGATTTAACGACCCAATCTACTCCTGAATCTTGTTCTAATGCTATTTTTACTGCTGTAAAGAATAACTCATTGTAGTTAAATTCAGAACTTTGATTGAAGTTTTGTATGCCCTGTAAAATATTTCGTAGTTCCTGCACTGCTTCTTCATCATAAACTTTTGTATCATATGCATCTCCACCAAATCCTGCATTAACACTTGCTAGATCATATATTCCAGTGGACAACTGGATTGTGCCATCACCTATTCCTACAACATCATATCCTTGTGCTGTCTTCACATATAGTCTAAATTTGCCATTGTAACTTGATCTTACTTTGACCACTGTGCCTGCGGTTGGAGCGGCCAATTCCTTTTTGCCTTTTTCATCAGCAACTATTATATCTGGCACTGTTGAAGCCGAATATCCTGTCACATAATAATCAGCAAGTGACCAATATCTAGTAGTGTCGTATGTTTGTGTTCTTACTCTACTGAATGTTGCCCCATCATATTCATAAATTACCCAGCCTTCGGCAAGTGAATCAAATTCTACTAAAACTTTAAATCCTGCTGATAAAGTTTCTGTGTTAATGTATTCTATGTCTATTTCTGTATCAACTGCCCTATCATACTCACCCAAAAGTATATTAGGTATAGGATCTTTTTGATTGAACAATGTAAGGTCAACTTGAGTGGCATATGGTTGATCAAGTAATCTATCATTAGCAAACTCTACTATGCCTTTCAAAGCTCCTATTCTGTCCTTGAACATAGTCTGTCTTGGACGGTTCTCAAGGCCATATCTCATGTCATCTGGGAAAGTTAGGTCTGGCACTGATCTTCCAAACTTATCGAATCCTATAAATGAGTCTTCCATTTTCGCAACTAAATCTGCATTAATAGTAATGTCATCATCACCTTCTGCAACCAGTTGATATTCTACATGCGGCTCAATAAAATCAACATCTGTTGTATTTTCGATATGAAAAGCAAGATTTTTATTTGTTAAAACACTTGGCTGTATTGATAATAATATGGCATCTTGTCCAACCACAGCTGAATAGTTTTCTGCAAAACTTTTTGGGTCGCGAATTGCATTTGCTATTTGCGATGTAGTGAGTGATCTTGTGTCTACGTTTGGTAAAGTTGTTGATTCTTCTACCCAGTAATAGTAATAAGTTTCAAAACCATTTGTCCTGTCGTCGAATACCTGTTGTGTTGCAAAAACATCATTTGCTGTACCAGTAAATCCTTCTTGTTGTCCTTCTGATGTGCTTGATTGAGCGTTCCATTGTGTTGGGGTCAACAAACTTTTTACCCATTCTTTGACAGACACTGTGGCAGACGGATGTACCTTGCCCCAGTTTTTAAGTTTGTAATTATAATCTCCTTGCTCATACCATAAAAATTTTAGTTGTGTAGTGTCTAACCAAACTTCTCCCACATGTTCATCGTTCCAAGAATTATAATCTGCAGGGTCAAAAGGCACTTTGAATTTTATGTTTTGTTCAACATCTGTAAACAATAAATCTTTCACAGGATCTATTCTTGGCATGTCTTGTACAAGGGTGTTGTTGCCTCTTGTGTATAAAAAACTTTTACGTAATAAAAATGGATTTACTAAATTAGGCTGTTTTACATCTACATTCCAATAATCTATTGTGCCAGTTTTTTCATAAATGAATACTTCACCAGCATTTTCTCTGGTTGAACTATCATTGTTAACCAAAATTTCTCTATCTGGAGCTGCCACATATACGTATCTGTCTGATACAGCAAGTGCCTCACCGAAACTATCGTTAGATGCCGCTGAATTATTTGTTAATGTTTCATTGTGTATAAATGTGTCACTGTATTTTTTAAACATCTGTACGTTGCCAGTATCTTGCACATCACTTGAGAATGTGGTTCCCTTGTTATCGAAAGTTGTCTCATTACGTGCAGTCGAAGAACTGTCTAATCTAAATTTATCAAATGTTGTTTTGCGTGTTGTTAATCCACTAGATGAATACACAGCCAACTGATCATTATAAACAGCAATCTGTGATCCAAATCTTGCACCTACTTCTACTGGACTGCCTTTAATTTTTGATTGGAACTTGTATTGCTGAATTACAATTTTTTCATTAAGAGCAGGAGCACTTGACAATGTCACTGTGTTTGTGCTTTCGTTTACATGATAAGACAGTGTTGTTGATGAATCGTCAAACTTATATTGATTAACATCAGACGAGACATACAATCTAGTGTACTTGTCTACTGTAAAAGAAGGGACAAAAGCAGTGGTAGAACCGTCAGCAACATGATTAGATACATTATTTGTATAATGATAAACAATTCCTTCTTCCGACACTGTGTCTTTTTCCCTTGGACTACCTATCAATAAATCTCCACCATCAGCACTAATATCTATTGCTTCACCAAACCTTGTTTCATTTCTTGCAACAGTTGGTCCGAACTCTTCAACTTTTACAAATGTATCATTTAGTTTTCTAAACACATATACTCGACCAGCATCTGTAACACTAGAGTCATCATGCAGTTTTGCTCCAACAACTATTGTGTTGCCATCGCCACTAATTTTAACCACATCACCAAATTGTTGTTCTTGGTTAGCAGAATCATCTTTTTCTTCTTCATCATCGCCTGGAGTTAAAGTTTGTTGATAAATGTAACTTGCACTAGCAGAACTGCTGTCTTGAATTTGTCTATACACATATACTGATCCTCTGTTTGCAAAAGTAGAATCATTAGGGCCTCCAGGAGCTCCAACTGCTATCCATTCACTGTTTTCACTGATCGCCACAGCATGTCCAAATTTTTCGCCCTGTGCTAACACTGGAGATACAATATTTTCTCTGGTTGCATACAACTGGTCAACATTTCTTGTTACCACATACACCGTTCCTTGATTTGTTCTATCTCCATCAGTGATTGCATCGACAACAGTCACTGATGATGAATCAAATGCATTTAAAGCAGAATCTGCAAAATCTGTTCCTGCTGTAACTTTAATATGGAACACATCCTGTGACTCTCCTTCTTCATATCTCAGAATTTTTCCTGTCGCTCCTGTGACTGCGCCTGTAACGTCTGTGCCTCTAGACAAAGTTCTAGTGCTATCTAGTGATACCGATGTCATTTTAACAATATCACTTGTCTGTGGACAACCAATCAATAGTGTGGTTCCGTCTGTACTAATGTCAACTGCGTTTCCAAAAAGGTCATCAGCGGCACTGTTAGCCAAGTCTGGTGTTAATTGTTGATAGTTTATGATTGCTTCATTAAGGGTTGGCCTGTTGTAAATTAGCACCCTGTTTTTATTTGGTGACCCAACAGCCATCCATTTGCCGTCATTGGATAAAGTTAGATCATGACCAAAGTTTTCATCATCAGCTTTTGCATCCGATAAGTCTGAATTCAAAGTTAAAGATCCTTGCACTTCGAAATTGCCCAGAGCATCACGTTTGTATACTTGCCACAACCCATCATTAGTTTCATAATTGTTATCAACATAAACATAATCGTCTACTTGCCAACCTTTCGGCGGAGTAATTGTGCTGATATCATCAAAGTCATTTATTCTTACTGATTGTAGTTTTGCCAAAGTCCCTTGTGTGGCAACACTGTCTAGACTGTCAGTAAATGTTATACTAAATTTTGTCGACGTGTCTGTGCTATCAAAAGGCTCTTCTAATCTGTACACACCTTCTGCTTGTCCGCTGAAGTCCATCACAGCCAAAATATCACCAGCAACTAATCCATGCTGATCTCTAGTTTCGAATTGTACTTTGTCGTCAAACTGTTTGTAATCTAAAATAGGGGTTTTTAAAGTGTTAACTCGTAACACGTCCCAACTACCAGAGGCTGTATTTGCTACCCAAATTAATGTGCCTTCTTCAAAAGTTGATACATCTAAATTAAACAAATCATCTATTGCCCATACAGTAAAATCTACTTGTTCTGTTTGTGGGTATCCTGCTGTGCCAAGTTTTAAAATACTTGCAGGATAGTTTGAACTATCATAGGTGTATGTGCCAAATTTTGTCGAAGGCAAATTGTATGGCCTTTTGTTTAATTCAGTGTCCGCAACATTTATAACAGTTTCAGTATCATCTTTTGTTGATGCAGTAAGTTCATACACATACTGCAATTCCTTGTGCGTGCTGTCACTCACAGGATAGGCAAATTGTGTTAGTGTTCTATGGCCGCCGTACTCACCAACACGGAACATCCATTCTTCAAAAAGATCGAATGTTTTACTTTGTCCTTTCTGATTAGGTAACCTAAATCTATCAACAACTTTACTAGTGCCTTTATCTTTGATAAATCCTTGATACAATTTATACTGTGTCTGTTCTTCAAATCCTAAATTGACAAGATAATCTCTTTTTTGATATCCTATCAAATGTTGAGCGTATCTTTGCTGTTCCGCGTCAAAGTTTTCAGTGTCTAAACTATAAAAATCGCGGAAAGATTCTGCCTTGTTATCAAGGTTGTTTAAAATATCATTAGTCGGCGTAGGTTTATTAACAAATTTACTTGGATCAAATGTGTTGGTCGATGCATGATTTACTGTGGCGGCATATGTATTTCCTTGATAACTTACCACATCTCCGATTTTGTAATCAGTGTATTCAGTCCAATCTTTCACTAGTGCTCTGTCTATAATAAATCCTGGAGCATATAAATCACCTTGCCAATCTGCAGTTTTGAATCCTACAAGTTTTAGTCGAACTTGTCTTGTACCAAGTATTCGATCATAAATTACATCTTTAAACGATGTTTCATTATCTAAAATTAGTAAATGTTCTTTCTGTACAGGTCTAATATCAGCATTGTATATTCCATCTTCAGCAGGATTGGTTTCAATTATAAACTCTCCATCTGTTCTTCTTACACGCAGATTTTTTGGTTGTATAGGTAGGCCATCTTGCTGTAACACAGTATAAAACTTATCTCCTTGTACAAGATCATCTCCTATAGAGTCTTTCTTGGTGTGTTTTAATACACTGGAAGCCGGAGAAACAGACAGCACAGATCCATTGGCCCAATTTTGTGTTGTCCAGAACAATATTTCTTTTGCTGAAAGATCCCAATCCATTGTTAAATTTAGATCGGTAGAAAATTCATCAAACACAAAACCTTTACCTTGTAAATGTTTTTCATAGCCGTAGATAAAATTTGCTAGATCCTGCACTGTCCGATATTCTGTACCATAAGGCACTGTGGCCGCAACTGGACTGTATGACTTGTATTTTCTTACTTTTGTTCCCCCTTTTAAAGGTAATGCTGAACCAATTAGATCCCAGTTTCCTTCTACAAATGTTTGCGATGAAGAAATTGCCTTTTTAGCTCTATAATATTTGCCCTCATTCCGCACGATCGAACCAATATTATAAAATCCTCCACCTTGCCATTCTGTGAAACTTTCTGTGGTTTGCCCAACAGCAATGTCGGCATAATCATTATTAACAATAGCAGGAAAGATAGTGAAAGCTCTATCGAAGTTTGAATATCCGCTTACTTTATATCCATTGGTTGACTTTTCTACAATTACACCCGAATAATTAACAACAGATGATGGTGCTGATTTGTGAACAACAAGATCATAGTTTTCTTTAGGCGCGAAAACAGATTGACTTGAACTTAACGGAGAACTAGATCCTAATTTTACTTCTAAATTATCTTTGTTAGTGTAACCTGCCATCTTGTAAACTAATTGCACACTAAGGTTATCAAGTCTTACTTTCAATGCGTTTATCACATCAACCCCTGTGCCTTTTAGATAATCAGCAATAATATTAATATAACCTGCTGTTTGATCCGTACCAGGTAATGTAAAATTGTTTGGTGAAGTTCGATATTTCCCGTCATACACTGTATGATTAATAATATTCTTAGACTGCCTTGATACATCAAAAAATAATCCTGCATACTTTACAGGATGTGAAAGAAAGTGTGCTATTTGTTCTGCAAATCGCCATGATGAACTAAATCGCCAAGCATGTTCAGCAGGCCCTAGATCGCCATATATCCAATTTTTTGTTTTGTTTAAAGAATTGACTGTGTCATCAGCCAGTAATCCAGCAGTCCCTGGATCTAGCAAATCCCCATTATCGTTTACTGGTATGGCTGTGTATATGTCAGGTCTTGCATATCTTTCATATGTTCCAGCTCTAGAGCCTCTTGCAATTTGACCGCGTTTGACGTGATCCCAAAGAGTAGCATTTCCAGCGGTGTAAGGTGCAGGTCCATATTCATCATCCCACCAAGAAGGTTTGACTGAAAAATCAAACATCTCCCAAGGTTTAGTGTGTGGAGATGTCGTGCCATAATATTCTAAATATGCTCCACGCCAGTGGCCAGGTAGTGGATCTGTGTCAGTTGATCTGTTAATTGTTTTGGAAAAATCAGTATAGTTCCATGTGAATGCATTTTCTCCAGTGTACACGTCATTGGTTGTGTAGTCTACACCATTTACTCCTGACCAATAGTAAAAGTCCCTAGCAAAAATATTAAGCAATTCTGTTCTAGTATATTCATTTGTTTTAAATCTACCAAATGCGATATCTGACATACTTACATCATGGTTGACTTTAATGTTATTATAGATCCTTTTTTCAAATTCAAGCATTATCTCATCACGAAAGTCATTAAATGCAATCATTTTACTTCCATCATGACCAAGCAATACTTTGACCCCATTTGTTGTACTGTCATCTGCTTGGTAAGTGTTGTCGAAACTTAAAGTTGGTTCATATGCTGGTGCTAATCCTAATTTGGCTGGAGTAGGAGGCACAAAGTTTCCATCTGTAGAAACATATTCTTCTATTTTAATTACATCATCTTTTGCTAAAGATGCCATTACTTCTATACCTGTGAAATTTGCACTGTCATCAACACCTACAAAGTTATAATCTTTTCCGTGTATAAGTTGTACATCATTTACGTACACATAAATTGCTTTTGTAGAAAGTGAATCAAGATCAAACTCTGTTGTTATAGGATAATATTGTACACTACTGTCTACAACTGTGTATTTTAATTGGGTCTTGTCTGTTCCATATGCCAACATGTCTGAGTCGTAATATGCCATGGCACTATTTTTGTTTGCATTAATAACTTCCAAAATTGCATCAAGGTTGTCACGTGCTATATCCCCACTAACTAATTTTTCACTTTGTCTTAAAATGTTTGCTTTGAACTGTTCATAATGGGATCCAGTTTGTCTCCAAGCGTCTACTAAATTAACATCATTGTCTCTAGCAAATAAAGATGCCAATGGAAAACTTCCTTCATGTTGTAAAATGGTTGTGCCGTTTTCAAATACAGCGGGCAAGTCTTTTGTATTATTTGATCCTATTTGTGTTCCTGTCACTGTGTCAAGATTATTAAGTGCAGATACATAATGTTCTTTAATATCCCCAACTGTGAATAAAGAAATGCTTTCATTAAGTGGATTTTTCTCAGCTGCCACTGCCACTTCATAATAACCTTGTGATGTTCTAGTGCCTGTGGTACTATGTGACTTAATTGTAACAATATCATCTTGTGCTGACGCAGTGTCAAGCCTCACAAATAATTTACTGTCAGTTCCAGACACAGTGGAAAATTCAGTTGTTTTAATGCCATTTACATAAACTTGCACATTTAAATCTGACAAATCAGATGGTTTAGCAAAAGAAGATACTTCATAATCTGTTTGATTTTTATCAGCAGTGTATTGTTGTACCACTCTCTGTTTTACAGCTGTGCCAGATTTTGCATAGTTTGTGATATAAGTGTGCTCTCCAAGTCTGTTGGTGCGTCTCATAAAATGTTGTTTGACATCTTCTGTAACTGTTGCACTTCCAGATACATATGAAAATGTGCTGTCATTATAAGAATCTTTTACTTGTATATCTGATAGTAGACCTAAACGGGAATACAATACGTTTTGTCCATAAACAGTATCAGCAGTGCCTTGCTCATCTGTGTTAATCGCAAACACAGTATTTCCTGTAAAGTTTGTAGACACGTAGGTATCTAGATTTCCAATTGAAATACCCGATGTGTTAAACACATCAAACAATGGAGCTTGATTGACTCCTGTTTTTTGCTGTGCCTTTGTCCATTCACCAGTCGACCTTGTGTAGTAATAAGTTTGTCCTTTGTTAGCGTTGCCTCTTTTTGCAACAACTGCGGTTCCATCTGCAATCACTGTTGAATCATCTTCCAGTTGTAGATGAATACGTTGTACATTGTCTATGTTTTCAACAGCAGTAGATGAATCTAAGGCAAGATATCTTACAGTGAAAATTTTATTATTTTCAACAGGATCAGCCGTAAACACAACTTTGTCACCTTCACGTAACAGTGTGGTATCTGCTATAAATCCTGACGTACCTGCCACAAGACTTAAAGCATCAGTTGTGGTTGTGTCAAGCACATCTATCACCCTGTGCGAAGTTCCATGATTATAAAGGTTCAATCCTGACTGAAACTCAATAATTGGCCTTTTTGCTCTATCAGCTTCTTTTAAATTTACTGCATAATTGTTACGTTTGTTCGACTCCTCTATCACGCTTTTGTGAAACCATCTGTTTGATCTTGACCAAGCATTTCTATCAGGCGATTGTCTAGATATTGTGAAATAATCTGTCTTAACTAATTGTCCAGTTGAATTATCGAACCCCGTGGTGTCCCAACCCTCTAGACCGTCTTCGTCCCATATAGCACCTAGTTCTTGTGCCCAATCACCATATGTGCGTATTTCAGTTTCAGGAATTAAATCTATGTCGGTGCCAACTCCTTCAATGTAGTAAGTTTTATTTTGATGTGTTTCACTTACATCTGTTGATAATGTAACAACTTGCCCGTTTGATGCTACTAATCCAGTGTAGTCTGTAAATGCAGTTGCTCCTATTAAATTTTCTTCTACGTCAAATAACTCATCTGCAAGGTCACGTATTATTATTCGGCCTTTCATTGCAATATGATTTTGGCACTGATAGTATAATACGTTTGGATGGTTTGTGCTGGAATCACTGGCCGGCACTTTTAAAGTGACTGTGCCTTCTTGTGCTCCATTGTTGGTCACTAATTCGGTGCTAATTGCAAAGTCTGTGCCTGTGCCATACTGTGATTTGATCCAAAACGGATGTCCGTAAGCATTTATTTTAAAATCATACGTGTTGCCTTTGTATACAATAATGTCTGGATTGCTTATGGACTTATGACTGAACTGATATCCTCCGGCGGCATTGTTTACCACATCGAATCCAACTCTAGCTCCAGGTGTGCCTGGTGATAATCTAATCGGGGATAGGCCCAAAGGCATCCAATAGTATTCTCTATAATTTACAAATTTGTCAGCATCAATTGGCGGTGCGTAAGAGTATGTTTGATTTGATAGCATTCTATCATGTTTAGAATAATTTCCACCACTTGCATTTATTTCATTGATTAGATCAATGTATGGTACAGCAAAATCCACAGTCTGGCCATCAGACTTATAAACTGTTGCTGGTTCCAATTGATAGTTTTTCCTATCTTCTGAAAGTTCCGGTACATATCCGTCATCAATTTTGTAGTTTGCTTCAGTTGTTCTACCAACAAATTGTGATAATTTTTGTACTTTAGTGGGTTCGATCAATTGATCAAGTGTTGCTTCAAGAAAATCCGTATTTTTAGGAGTTTGAAATATTGCAGGAAGTAACGTTTGGGTTTTGCGTGTGCTTTTACCCATCTTAGTAGTATCCTGAGCCTGATGATCCTGATGTCACAGTAGAACTTACAGAACTACTTGCTGTTGTTGATGCAGTGGTAGCTGAAGACGCCGTGCCTGTAGTTGTTGTTGTCCCTGTTGAGGAAACAACTGTACCAGATGCTTTTAATTGTTCAGCAGTGTTAGATGAAATAATTTGAACATTGTCGACTGTTGCAGAAGAAATAGGAAGTTGATTATCTCCTACTGTGACTTCAAATAAAGAGCCGAAACTAACTGTAGAGCTACTTGGCACAATAACAACACTTAAAACATCTGGTGCTAGTACATTATGTAAGTAAGCGGCTAATTCTGTAAAATAAAAAGTATCCCCAAAGTCCCAAAGTTGTAAGGCAAAGAAATTGTTAATGGCTGTAATTAAATCTGATTTTATCGAATTGTCTGACACTGCGGTAGAAGGATTTTTTACAACCTTAAATGTTGCTTGTAATTCTTTGTCTGCACCTTTTCCAAATAATAAAACATATGCACCTGGATTGAATACAACCGTATCACTTACACTTTTCAATTGGTTAAGACTAGGCCCATATGTGTCGTTTAGTCCCGCCACCGTAGGAGGTGTTGGTTTAGTGGATAATTGATTATTGTTCAACCATATCCTAAAATCAGTGTCATAAGTTTTTGTTAAAACAAAACAATCAACAATATTACTAACGGAAGGATCTAATCTCCTTGTCCTTGGTGCGCCATGATTGTACTTGTATATTAAATCCTGTCTGCCCTGCTTTGCTTTATATCCTTCTAAATCTTCTAGCACTCCTGATGTTGCGTTGTATGTTTTAAATTCATCATCCTGCCAAAAATAAAATTTTTGTTCATCTCCATATACTGCAAGATTAGTAATATCGTCTTCAGTAGGAACTGTGACAAATTCAGTATTTTTTATAGGGTTGTCTTGTTCGAAGCCGTTGACAGTGACAGTTTGGAAAAACACATATTTGCTGTCTTGGCTTGTGGATGGAGCAACTATTAATTCAAATAGATCTGGATTATCAAACACGCCATCATCATCTGAGTCAAACAGTCCAACTTGCATCATTCTTGTGTCATTGTAGCCATCTGTGCCCACAACATTTTTTACAATTTGCCATTTGTAATCATAAGTTAAATTGCTTACAAAATCAGGCTTTGTGTTCGACTTTAATACTGTGATAGAATCTTTAATTACTAGACCTGTTTCTGGGTCAACTGCCTTTTCAGATTGATCAAAATAAAACTTGTTTCTATCAAAACTTTGGAATGTGTATTGCACTGCACGATTAAACACTGAATATGTTACGCCATTAGTAGAAAACCTTATCAACCATGATCTATCACGTCCAGCACCTGTTGTGTCCTTAGCAAATGACAAATCAAATGTTTGTGTTGTGTTGATATCATCTTCATCAATTACATACCAAGTGCTGGCATTTTCATCATATCCTAGACCAAAGTTTTTGTAATCAATTAGTTTGTCAAGTATTGCAGTCTCTAGACTTGATGCAATTGAATCAACAAAATTAGGAATAATTTCGGTAATTTGTGCATCTGTAGGCACAAGATCGGACAGCACTATTGGGCCTGTTCCATCAGCAAGATCGCCTAATCCTCCATTTGATCCGTCACCTTCTACACTTATAACTTTGGTCCATATGACATCAGCACTACCTGGATGTCCGCCAGTGCCTGTCATCTGTGTACCTAAGTTAGGCATAAAATGATTTCCTGCAGTAGGGATAAATTTTAGTAGGGCACCTGCTTTTACGTACTGTAAATTATTAAGTGCATTTGTTCCAACTGCAAATACACTAGAATCATCTGCAATATCTTTAAAATATCCTGTAACTTGGTTAGTTGTTTGTGTAGTCTTGTTCCACAGTTTAGATCCAGCGATTTGTGGTCTATTGTATTTGTCATAATAATACTGTTTCAGACTGTTGGATTCAAAAATGTTTGATACATCACTGGTTATTACTTTCCGTGCCTCATCTCTAGTGGTGAATGAAAAATCAAAGGATTCTTCTGTTTCTTCCTTGTACAATATCCCATCATCTGCAACTATGTCTGTTTCTGAATAAACACCAGTTGGATCTGTTACATCCAAAAATCTTGATGTGCCACTAATTGCTCTTACCTGTGATCTCACTTTAGCCAAACTTGGATTTTCGACCAAAGGAATAATTTGATAGTCTTCCGGAGTTATCATTCTATTGTTGGTGTAATAACTTTGTGGTGCTAAGGTTTTGATCTCTTCTATAGTTTGTGAACGTGCGGCATTGGTGATAGCTGATTGTAAAGACGCTGTAATAGTAAGAGTGTTGATCTGATTATTCTTAGACACGTAATCTATATCAAATGTGACATTTTGCATGTCTGCAGTTTGTATTCTGTATGACAGACCGTTTGATTTTCTGTAATACACTCTAAATGTACCAACTGGCATAGTTCCGTATGTACCATCGGAAAAGACTAAGTCAACGGCGTCATTCGATCTTGTTACCACTGCATACTGGTTCTGAATATTTCTTGCAACACTATTATAGATAACATTGTTGCCAGTTATTGCAGGAACTTTTTTCCAGTACTCTTCAATTAATTTGTTTTGATCTAATTTAAAAAGATACACATCATCATTGTTTATACTTGTATCCGACACACTAAAAATAGTATTTGGTTGTTGTGACGTGATTGAAAATTCTTCATTCTGTATTGTGCCTTGTTTAAATTGGACAAAAAATCCAGTGTTGTTAGAAGCAAATCCTTTTGTGTCATTTTTGTATAAAAAACTTAAAGCATTACCTGGCACCGGCGGTTCTTCTGTAACAAAACCATCTTCAAGTGTGCTTGGTACAATCTCAAACTGCATGTTTATTCCATTAACATTTCTACTAAATGTACTGATAGGCAAACCTAAATTGTTTGAATTAAATCTATACACATCAGTTGTTACTCCACCGACAGTGCTTGTTGATATTGGCTTGCCAACTGATTGTGCCCTTGGTAGTGCCGCTGTTAAAACTGCATTAAATTGTTCTTGCCAATTGTTGTTGGTAACATCATTCCAAAGAATAGGAGTGTTTGCTAAATTGTTACTGTTTGCATCAAATACAGTCTCTGACGTTGATATAGATGTAATTTTTAGTAGACCAGATCCTGCAATATTTCTTTTAGGTTGATAAGAAATTAATCTTGCTAATCTTAAAACCGATTCTTTACGCTCAGCAAGATCAATAAAATTTTCTCTTGCATTTAGATCAACCCTATAAGAAATAGATTGGGCAATGTATGAAATAAGATCAATTAAAGCAACATATTCTGAGGATTCAATGTAATCGTTAAATGATTCTGAATAATTAAGACGCAGATAATCAATCAAAGTTCTCCTTACAGTATCAAAATCATAGGATTTGAAGTCTGCTTGTGAGAACGTCCTGTATATTTTTTGCCAAGCATCGTTTATCAGCAAGGCATTTTGTCTGTCTGTTGATGGCATAATAATATTTATAGTTTTAGAAATGTGCTAAGATAATACTTAGGCCGCTGAATATACCTGTGCAGGGCCTGTCAACAGTCCTTGTTGCTCATCAAACAGCATGTCCATTGTCTCTCCAATACCATATCCTGTGTATATCACAGACACTCTTACTGACAGACCATGTTCGTACTGATTTACTTCCACTTTATCTAATTGAACTCGTGGATCATAATTTATAATTGTTTCTACATCTTCAATGACAGCTGATTTAAGTTCATCGTCAAGTGGATCAAACAAATACAACCAAATATTCGTACCAAATTCAGGATTTTCTAGTTTTTCTCCTTTTAAAATATTAAAATGATTCAACAAATCTTGTTTTACTAATTCTATATCATAGACTTTCGAATCAGCAAATGTTCTACCTACTGTGCTGTGGCCACGGAATATTCGTGTGTTCCTTATACCTTGTGTAGTGCCCTCAACTTCATTAAAATTTTTTACAGCCATTATCTTATAACGTTTGTACCGTCACAGTCCACACAAACACATTCATTACAATACTCACCAGCTTGTTGGCAATTTGTGCATTGACCGCCTGTGCAATGACTTGGACATTCACAGTTTTTACAGATGTTTTTTTCTTCCATGCTGATATTTATCTTATGAGAAGATTGCGTTTTGACGTGCTAAAGCTACCCAACCAGTTGTTTGATAAAGTAGTGTTACGGTATCTTCTACATCATTGAATGTAATCCGTGTTCCGTTTACAAAGTTTGCAGGAGTTACTATTCCATCGCCACCGTCTGTTTTCATTGAAATTATTTTAAGTTGTCCTTCCGTACCATCTGCCAATGAAAATGCTTGATCAGATCCTGTTGTGACTAGTAGTGTCACAGTGTCTGTCAAACTTATAACTTCTGTGCCTCCTGAGCCAGTTAGTGTTTGCACCCCAAACACAATTGGAGTAGTTGAAAGATTTGTGAAACTTAAAGCACCTGAACCATTTGTTGTTAATACGTGACCACTAGTTCCATCGGTAGAAGGAAACTGATACGTACCATCTCCTCCTAGATGTGTTAAATTGCCATCCATTTCAGAATAGGTTAAAGCTGATCCTTTAGTTGTACGTTTGGTTAATGTCATGTCGATTCTCCATCATTGTTAAAATAAACTCCTGCATATGCAGAAAATAAAGTCGATGAGTCAGCTGAAGATGAATCATCTGTGTTGCCTGGATTGTCTTCAACATAATCAGACTCAACGTAATTGAATAAATTTTGTTCTGATGTAGTGGGTGTGGTTTCAAACACATAGCACTGATTGATCAATGTCTGTCTGGCTGTTGAATCAGTTTCGGCGGCTATCTGTGCCAACAGTGTTGCATAATCTGGATTAGCCATTTACTTTATGCTCCATTTGCTTTCACGTCCCCCGATCCTGTGGCCGCAGAATTTGCGACCCAAGAACCATGCCCACTGGTTGCGTCGCCTATTCTATGCACGCCTAGTCCCTCAGCAAACACATCACTAGATCCTTCAGAAGCTGGATCTCCACATCCTGTGGTGTCTGTAATCCTAACGGCTTGGGAACCATTTACAAAAACTTTTGAGGCACCTGTTGCATAGGCAGTTTGATGAAAAGGATTGGGAGTTGGAGAAGCGTGACCAACGTGTGAATCTGTTCCTACTCTTACTATGCCTGGCATTATGCTTCTGGTCCTTTACCCGAGTATCTGTCACCACCTATGTCAGATTTTGCATCTCGGTTGTCGTCAGTTTCTCTGTCTGTGTATTTAGGTGCTGTGAAATCAACTTCTATACCACGTTTTTTATTCTCATGTTCTTCGTATGGTTCAGCTGTAGGCACACGTTTCATTATTGATTCACGTTCGCCATATGGTGCTTTATTTTCCGGAGTAATTTTGTTTGTAAATGTGGTTAAAGGGACCACCACATCTACAGGCACACGTTCTCCTAAATCTCCAACTAGATCTGCCGCAGGTCTCTGTGCTGTGGCATACACTGAGGATGTAACTTTGCCTGAAGTGTTAAAATGTATCTCATTTCCTGTGTTTACTAAATGATCGTTACCTGCAAAAACTTTGTTATCAGTGCCAACGGATAAAATATTATCTGTTGTAATGTGTTTTCTCACAGTTCTGCCCACTGTCATATCTATATCATTTTTAACAAACACATTAACGTTTCCAATCCCAGTGCTATCACCAGCACTACTTCCTATTTCAATATTTGCAGAATCAGTGGCAAACAATAGAAGATCTTCTCTGGTCATTACACGTAAATCTTTTTGTGCTTCTATAATTGTTTGCTCTTCGGACTTAACTGCAAAGTCCTTTACAGTGAACACTTCCATATCTTCGCCTGCTTTTATTTCTACACTTTTGGCAGATATCATTTCTATATTATCGCTGGCATCTATGTGAATTCTTCCAGTGATTGCCTCTTTGTCTGAATTGATCAACTGTTCTTCTTTGTTTTGTCCAGTGGCCTTCAAGTTTATGTTTCTACCAGATTCAATATTGATATCTCTTTCTGCTCTTAGATTAAAGTCGGAGTTAGTGTGCATAGACACTGAATCATTTGCATACACATCAATTTTTCCTCCTTTAGAAAGTTCAATCCATGCATCGCCACTATTGTTAATAATGTACACCAAGTCTTCTGAATTGTGTAATAAAATTTGTGCACCAGATCTTGTCCTAATACGGACTAATTCATTTTCAATATCTGTTGTAAATTTTGATCCATCATGTTTGGGTGGAGTGCCATCATCCATCACAAACTGATGGCCACCTAGCCTTGAATGACTTACTTTACTTCCATCTTGTGTTAATCCATGTCTGTTTGCGGATTCTCTTGCAGGTGCACTCTGTCCTTTAGGATCAATTGGTCCAGGAGTGCTTATACCAAACACTTGTGATGGAGTTTCTCTCCTAGCAGAACTTGTGGTTGTGCCTCGAATGTTGTCTTCTATCAATCCTTGTTTTACAAGTTCATCTGCATGATAAGTGTGTACTGGTCTCTGTCCAGCTGACCTGTCAACATCGTA